CCCCAATCATTACCTTTTAATATAGGTTCGTATTTAGGAAATCTACATTTCCTGTTTAGAATGGTTTTAATCTTTCCATTACGTTGAGCTGCAGTCATAAGTTTATTTGTTAATTGTTTTACAAAAGGAACTTTACTATGATAGATGCCAAAAATTTCATCAGCTTTAGTTTTACTTACACCCAACTCTGCCATAAGTTTAGCTTTACCCATACCATAAAACAAACCTAAGTTAATTACTTTAGCTTGACTTCTTGGAATCTTAGCCATGTCCGCTACCAACTGGTGAAAGTCAGCGTTAGGATTATGGTCGTATGAATCTGCAATCTCATTTACAGATGCAAGTTTAAATCTCAATGCATACTCTGTAACTAATCTTGGTTCCTGTTGCGAGTAGTCAAACGTACCCCACTTGCAACCTTCCTCAGGTATAAATAATGATCTTATTAATGGACCTGTCTCAGGATCTTTTGCTGGTATCTGTTGTAGATTAGGATTAGAATAACTAAATCTACCTGTAACTGTACCTCCATCATCAGATCTAATTTGATTTATTTCTGCATGTATTCTACCATTATGTTCATGTCTTAATATTGTATCTATAAAAGTTGTATTGACCTTGTTTATTTTTCTAGCTTCTGCTATCATCTTAATTGTAGGATGTTGATGCATAGAAAGGAAATTTTTAGTAAATGAAGGCGCACCTGTTTTTTCAGTTTTGTCAAAAGGTAAATTTAATTTTTCAAAAACTTTTTGAATACTTCTTGCTGCCCATATTTGAGTTTCTATTCCTGTGTCTATTTTTATCTGGTGTATTAATCGTTCTTCTTTTCTGGTTAATTCTTTTTTTAATTGATTGGCTTTTGTCACGTCTACCCGCACCCCTAGGTGACGCATATCAACTAGACAAGGAAAAAGATCAGTCTCTAAATTAAATATTTGTTGACAGTCCTCTTCTATTAATAATTTTTTCATGTGCTGCCAAAGTTTAAAAGTTAACTCAGCATCTTTCTCAGCATAAGCTCCTACTTCACTTGCAGGTAATCTCCACATGTCAGCTTTTGGATCTAGTCCTCTTGACTTTGCAGCTTCATTTAAAGCTTTTTCGTTTTTACCTTCACCTAAATAAAACCATGACAAAGCATTAAGTGTATATGCAAATCTATTTTCATCTAAAACAGAGCAGGCAATCATAGTATCTACGATTAAACCATTGATTTTTATACCTAAATTACGTATCCAACATACGTCATACATTGCGTTATGAAATATTTTTGTAGCTGGACATTCACAAATATCTTTAAACCATTCTAAAGTTTTTTTTCTATCCATGTTAGGAGCTTCACCATGAGCAATTGGAAAATACCATTTGTCATTATATGTAGCTACTGCAATACCAACTACTTCACCATTACCTGTAACTGCACCAGAACCTTTTGATTTTAAATCAGGGTCACGTGTTTCTAAGTCAATTGCAATCTCATCATAATCTCTTAGATCAGGATATTCAGTGGGCATTACCCATTCGGTTTGTGTTAAGTATTTAGGTATTTTCATTTTTGTAATACGTATTTCTTTTCTACTATCTTATTTAATTTGTCTTTATTACTAAATGCATACAGAGCTGCATCATAAGTATGAGGAAATATTTCCCAATCAACTAGAGTATTATAAATTTCTAAACGAAACTTATGTTTGTTCACTGTAATATTTTTTGCTTTAAAATTTCTGTTAGGCATTACTTTTTCTTTTTCATATCATTTATTTTTAACATCTCTAATTGACAGTAGTGTACAATCTTTTTTAGATCTTCTACTCCACCCTTTCTCTGATACCTACAAACGTATTTAATAACGTTGCCTTGGAAAAATGAGAGATCATTTTTAGAAATGAACTCGTAAGGTTGAATGGGAAACTTGGTGTAGTGATTCCCGCCTACCTGAGTGTATTGTGGAAATGATTCTTTAAATATATCTTCAGTTGTCATAGTTGATACTCCTTTAATATTTTTTTTGCTTTCAGTTTATATAAGTTATTTCTTGCTCTTGTGATACCCACGTACCACACTCTATTCTCCTCATCTTGTTTGTCAACACTTAGGCGAATACTTTTTTGTACTTTACTTCCTTGGTGTAAAGATAATATTACATTATCTTCTTCACCACCTTTCGCTGCATGAATTGTAGATAACCAAACTCTTGCATTTTCAGAAAGTTTTTCACCTCCAGAAATTATATTTCGGATATAAAGTATTTCTTTCTGATCACCAACGAAAATGTCGTACCAATTTTTTTCAGGATTCCAATTCCCATTGGGAATAAAATCTCTGACATCATTAATCTCTTTGTCTTCAAGACTACCTTCACGTATCCATTTAGTATAAGCCATCGCTGCATTATACATACCAACATTAAAACTTTTACCTTTGTTAGTTTGAAAATAAATATTTTTAGATTTTAATTCTTTTGCAATATCTAATAAATTACTTTTAGTTCTTGTAAGAATTAACCATTTACCTTTAGTTAAATCTATTTGTCCTAGATTATTTATATGTTGTGTATGACCTTCTTCATCTCTAGGTAAATATTCTTTGTGTTTCCTGATGCCTGATATACGATCTATTGCTATTTGAGCTTGTTGTTGTACAACTTTAGATACTCTTCTTGAATATCTTAAAACTTTTTCATTAGCAGGTTCTTTTATAAATCTATTTACATCAGCTCCAGCCCAGGCAAAGATAGCCTGATCATCATCACCAGCTAAATACATATCATCACAATGTTCTTTTAATTTATCATATAGTTTCCATTGTAATGGAGATAAATCCTGTGCTTCATCAATAAAAATGGCTTTAAATCTAGGTATTTTGTTAGACTCAATAGCTTGAGTAATTAGATCATTAAAGTCTAGTAAATGATTTTTCTTTTTATATTCCTGTAAATTCAAATCAATATGCTTGAGTGTAGGCCAGTATATATCTTTTCTATCATGCTCATTTAAGTCATATTCTTCTCTTATGTCTATGTTTTTATTAATCGCTCTTTGTATCATTTGAAAATAAGGATTGTTGCAAGTTAAAAAATGTGTTTCTTCTTCATTATATTTATCTGTAAAACTAACTCTTACATTTAACATCTTACCTAAGTCTTCATAGTGATGTGGTTGAATAATATCTTCTTCAGTTTTATTTAATAAATGAAAACAAAATGCATGAAGTGTTTGAAAGTATGGAGCTTGCTTTTCATCTACGTCAATTCTTTTTCTAGCTTCAGCTGCAGCTTTTCTTGTGAAAGCAAAATAACCTATCTTATGATAAGGCGTACCAGTTCTGATGTAAGCATTGACCCTACGAATCAATCTAAAAGTTTTACCTGTACCAGGTGGTCCGTATATTTTAATTGGTTTTTTCATCAGCTTTTTTAAATGAATCTATTAAAGATCCTTTGTATCCATAATTACCATGATGTGTAGTTACTCCATCAACCACTGCATAAAATTTATGCCCAGCATTTCTAGCTAAGTTACAGAAAGATACATCTTCTCCAAACCAATGACCTTGTTTAGAATCAAAAGTATTTTCCCAAAAATTATACATATACTTTTTAGCTTCATCTGAAATACCATTAGCAGAATTTATTTTTAAATCTGGATGTTTTTGCATTAAAGATTCATATACACTTCTTTTAATTAAAGTAAGACCTGCGGGTCCTCCTATGATTTCTGTCATTCCTAGTTTGTCTATAGAAATGTTATTAAAGTTTTCAAAAGCTACAGAAAATTTAACTGTATTATCATGAGTCTTTTTTCTATATGGAACACATGCCATATCTTTTTCAGCTAAAATCATTCTGCCTACATCTTTAGGATCAAATTCAACATCAGCATCTACAAATAACTGATAGTCAAATCCTGATTCCATAAACAATGCTGACAATATATTTCTTCCATAACCTACGTAAGGACATTTGAATGTGCTTACAGTAGATTTTATTTTTGCTTGTGTAAATTTATCCATTAGTTTTAATAATGATAAACATGTTGATACTTGCATGGTGTCATAGGTAG